ATAATCGGGGTCAGGTCAATAGCCATGTTCTTATTCTACACTCAGAACATCGAACACTATTTGCTGTCACTCGCAAACAGCCCCATAAATGCTAACCCGCCAACGGTCACAAATTTGGCAACGTCAACGACTAAATTTCCTTCACCTCCAAAATGGGACGGATAGGCAGCTATAAAAGCCGCGATCGCGCAGACTGACCCTGACAATGTGGTTTTCCAGTTTCTCATTTTTGACTCCTGTTTTGATTGGTTATTTGTTGGGCTTTTTAGACGGATTTAAGACAGGGCGATCTCTACTTGCGGGCGGTTTTTTCGGGGTTTGATTTTTGATGAGCTTGTCTAGGTTGTCGTAGAGTTTAGCTGTTACTCCAAATAATTGAGCATTAATTTTAGTATTTGTTTTTTGAATATCTTCAATGTCTGAAATCAAATTCCCAAATCGAGATCCCCCTTTGCGATCTGGCTCACTGACTGGTGGTAACGCTGTTTGAGTAGTAGATTCTCTTGGTTTTACTCCTGTATATTTTCCCGTCATCACCATCAATTGTGCTGCCACCCCCAATAATTGAGATGTATTTTTAATGTCCTGACGATCTAATTCGTCCAAGTCGTCTATCAATTTACTAAAACGACTTTTCCGTTCTCCTACTGGCATACTATCAACAACTTCGGCTGTAACTGTTCTTACGTTTTCAGCGAGTTTTCCTGCCGCCTCTTGAACTTTCTGCGACCGATTAGCTTTGATCTCGTTATATTCAGATTGAGTAATAGTCTGACCCTTTTCAAAGCCAGCCCCGCCTTCATATTTATGAGAAATAGGACGGGAAGTTAAACCCGTTTTAGTTCTCACCTTTACCCATGTCGCCACGGTTGCCCCTGCCATGACTTAACCCTCTGCTTTGAATTGAATCGAAACACTCACCTGATACCACGCCGATGTCTCAGCCTGATTAACAGACCTTGGCCCACTAGCGGGTCTAAACCTCACACCTGAAACCGTCAAGCGATTAAAAACGCTTATCACTCGGTTGGCAATAGTTAGGGACAGGCCTGTCCCCGATGCCACAGGCGTAAAAATATTAATTTGGGCGACTCCATTAGTCGATTCCCCCACCTCTAAAAACTGGTATTCAGTATCGCCAAAATTCACCGTACACCACAGCCAAGGCGCATTATTTGGCGGTTTAGTCGTCTGGTTCCCATAAAATACAGGATACACAGGCGCGATCGCCATTTGAGTTGCGATCCTTCCCTCTATGGTTTTCCTGACTAGGTTAAGGTCAATCATTGTCGGTTCAACTCCTGAGCGACTTGGTTCGCCCGTCCCTCGATGCCCATAGCGATCAACTCAATCCAACCACTCGGAGCCTGTTTAGAATGCCCGTCTGCGAGTCGTTGAGCGTAAGGTAAGGAGTTTGTAAGGTAATAATCCTTGTCAGCCGTAATTGTGCCACTGTAATTCTGTGTTGCCGTATCCCCTTCAGCATTTACCGATTCATCAATTTCACCTTCTGAGATGCGCCAGGAGGCACGAAAACGCCCTTCATCCACCGGCGATTGCTCTTTCAGTTTGGCATCGGTTTCGAGTACGACAACAGCGATCAGGGTGTCAGCCTTGGCTTTCATGTCCAGAAAGATGTTATTAACTTGCCGATTAAGGGGAGTAGCCATTATTTTCTCACCTGTAGCGTGATAACCGCACTCAGATCGCCCGAATAAGCCGCGTTAGTCGAGATGATATTGTGCGTAATTCCTTCAAAAATCAACTGATCAGAAGTCGTTGGTTCAAAGGATAAGGCACTAGAGGCAATCGTTAAACGGCGATCGCCTACCTGTACCAATCCAGTGATTTCCTTAGCCGTGTAATCGTCAATAACTGCCTTTATCGTGTAATTGGTACTGGATTCAGTCGTTGTACCAGTCTCCACGTCATAGGAAGGATCGCCACGACGAACGATGGTTACAGCCGTCCCGAATTTCGAGATTAGCTGATTTGACACCTTCCGTAATGGTTTATCAAGTAGAGACATTAGGCAAGATAGAGGACGACAGAACCAGAGTTAACAGTGACGGAACTAAAAAGACCTTTTAGCTCGAAAATTTCAGGCATTGCTAGGGAGGCTGCGCTCGGAGTCGAACCAATCCCAACAAAAGTGATATTGGAAGCCGACAAAGCAGAAATACAGCAGAACCGACCCGTTTTAGTGCCACTGGTTGCGAGTACAAATCCATTAGAATCTTCATCCATGATTAATTTCTAACGATTGATAAGGCGTTTGTATTAGCTCTCAGCCCTCGCAAGTATTGATCCACCATCGGAGGCAATAATCGCGAATCTTGAGGTTGTTTCGGGGTAACGGATAAAGGGCCAACTCGGACGGAAGCAAACTGCTCTAGTCCTGTCAGCCCTAACGCATCGGGTTCACTGACCAAGTAAATCGCCAATAAGACCTGAGCTTTTTTAATTTGATCGGGTATCTCATCCGTCAGGAAATACCCACCAATTTGACTATTGAGATAGGGAGAATTAAAACCCGCGATCGCGTTTTGGCGATATTGATCGGGTTTCTTGACGTTGATTCTGGGCCATTGCAAAGCCTGTTCATCGGTGGTCTTGTAACCGAAAAAACGCTCTCGATCTAACCGCCAGCAAGCATTGACTAAAGCCCGATTCTTAACGTCCGTAGTGGCCGCGTCCCATGCTGCAATTTGATCGTTGAGCATGAGACTATCGGCGATCGCCTGGGCATCAGCCAACGTCAGGTAGCTGTTGCTTGTTGACCCGCTTACGGTTGCTGTTATCGTTACTGCCATCGGGTTTAATCTCCTTTTCCTTGGGGATAGACTCAGCAAGCTCTTGGGAAACCCTGTCTAGTTGCTGTTGTCTCATCCTGTTAAAACCGTACATCCCCATTTAAGCGGCCCCCGTTCCAACTCGATAAAGGGAAACAGCAGGGGTGTCAACCCCAGTTACGACTCCTCGAAATCGGGAGACAATATTTTGGGCGGTGGTAGCGGTTCCGACTACGGTAACGCCAGTTCCACCCGCAACAGTGATCGCAAAAGAACCCGCACTGGTATTCCGAATATTGAGATCGAATGCAGCCCCAACTTTAGGAGCATCAATCGCCGCCAAGATTGCGGTGGCAGTAGGTGTCGTAAAAGTACGAGCAGCAGTGGGGACGGTGAGAATCAACCCGTTAACGAGTTGATCGGTCGTTAAGGTAGCGGCCGCATCAGTAATGGTACTGACGGTTGTTCCCTGATTGGGCAATTCAAAAATATTAGGCATAGGAGCTTAGGAATAAAGGGTACAAATTAAAAGAATACGAGCGATCGCGGTCAAAGCCTAGTAGTTAGCGATCACAGTGGCACGAACCACACCGATATTTTTGGTTTGGTAAACTTTTTCCCAATTGGTAGAGGTAGCCAATGCAGCGCGAGTAGGATTAACACCACCGATCCAGCTTGCCCCAAGAGGGTGATGTAAGAAGTGTTTACGAACCACCATCGCGTCTTCACCTGCCATGATATCTCGATCGGTTTCAGTGGTTAAAGCTTGCTGTTCAGCAGTTCCGACAGCCCCGTTGGTAAAGCCATAAACAGCGTAATTGCTGCCGTCTTTAGCGATACCGTCGTCCACGATGACCCGAAGTCCCATAAAGTAAGGGATTCTTAAATCACCAGGGGAAGAGAAGGCATTCTGAAAACTACCACCAGTAAAAGAACTTGCAGCGATTGTGCCTGCGTCTCCCGTTTCTACGAAGTCAACAGCCTTACGCTCTAACAAGTCGTAATAGGGGGATGAGTGCATAGCGATCGCGGTCAACTTCTCACCTTGATCTCCTAGCTTGGCGCGCATAGCGGCCACCGTAGAAGCAGTGATGTTGCCAATCGTGCCAGGGATGTAACTTAATAATTCAAAAGCCGCGCCCGCGTTGGAGGTCAGCGAACCGAAAACGCCATTCAAACAAGCCAAAAGGTCTTTTTGTTCTTGGTTGGCCAAGTAAGCCGCAACCTTAGCCGCTAACGCTTGCATGGGGTCAGCACCACTAGCCAAACCTGCTAAGTCGTTGGAAGTCCAAGCTTTACCACGATGGATAACGACACCAACTTGACTATCAGCCGTGAGCTTACCAGGAGTAAGGGCAACGCCTTCGACAATTTGTTCCATGTCACCGCTTAAATCGGCAACCCAGAAAGGAACGTTAACGGTTGTACCACCTTCCCTGATCGCATCTAAGGCAGGGACATTCTGGGCGATCCCAGATGCAATAAATTTATTCGCGTAAGTTGATTGTTCTAAAACGTAAGGATTCCAAATCGCAGGAACCACCAAATCGGAAATTCTAGTGCCTGTCATACGCCCTCCAAGGGCTAGGGTTAACAATCCTCAGCACAGCCTTGGGACGCAGTTCACGGAACTAC